CGCTGTTTTTAATGTTTTCAACAATCCGTCAATATGCTTAGGAACGGCGGACGCAGCTTGCTTTGGAGTTCCTACGCTTTCGCCTGCGATTACAGGTATGAATCCACTCCGACAATTTACATGAGCCGGAATTATACCCACTGATTCCGCTGGCGTGAATTTCTTACCATTTAAATTCAAACATATTGTCGAAGTACGGTCATCTAATATTGCAGAAAATTCTACTTGCTCAACTCCTAAGTCTTCCATGCCTACAGCATATCCCATATTTTGGGCCCTTGCCGTTTCTGTCCTGGCTATCGTTTTAGCCCTACGCCTATGTGTTTTATCTGCATACTTCTGAGTTTTCCTATCAATATCAGTATCGGTTAATTTCGGAAACTTATCTTTATCCTGTAACCTGGTTCTGAAATTCATTACCGATTGAGTTTGGTTTTTAGTTAATCCTACCAACGGACGAACCTCGCGTGCGATCTTATCCATCGATTTGCCTTCTTTAACGCCGGCACTTATAAAAGTACGGATTCCTTTTTTAGTTTCATTCGTTACCTGTCTAACCAAATCAGCGGTAAACTTTTCGGCAGCACGGACTGAAACTACATTCAGCACATCAAAGGAACCCTTTGCCTGCAATAGGTTATATGACTGTTCGCCGCCATTTGACATAACAGTTAATGTCGCCGGCTTGATTATATCTTTGCCTTTATCCTGTATGAATTCCCAGTCGGTAAGCGTGCTGGTTATATCCTTTTGAAATTTAGTCCTCAAATCAGACTGTATCTGCTTGATTGCATAACTAAACCATTCCCTTACGGCAGATTCAAATATAGGCTCCATCCGCCGCCTATGCCAATCCAGCTTAGCATGGATTTTATTTCTAAATTGTGTTTTAATTATCGTTATCATCGTCTGTTATCTCTGATTTACTCAGTGGCTCTTCAGGTTCGCCAATTTCTATAAGGCTACTCATCATATAAAACTTGTCACCGTCCTGATACGGTTTACGTCCTAATATGTTTCTCGATTCGTTTGGTGTCATTGTTCCGCGTTCTATCTGGAATCCGTGTTGCTTTATCAATACGTCAATATCACGCGTGTCAATATTTGTAAACTTAAATTCGTAAATTTCTGAACTCAATAGCTTGTCGTTTATAATATCCTCCATGTCCGTCTGTAATGGCTCGACCACGCTTTGGATATATATCTTTGTAGCCTCTTCAGCTACGTTGCCGCCAAGTTTACCAACAATCCTTACGCCGATTCGCTCAGCCGGCATCGAGAATGCAATCATTATGTCTTCACGTGAGGTTTGGCCGTAGACTTTGAAGCTACCATCTTTAACCTCGACGCTTAATTTTTCATATTCAAAATCACAACCCTCTGGCTGGGTAAGAACTAATGTTTTATGTGCATTAGAATTTCCCTTTGCCTCTTTGTTTAAGAACTGGGCTATTTTTTTATCCGCTCCCTCTTCCCAATCGCCTTTCAAAGTAATTAGTCCGGCAGGTATCCCATAATTCTCGAAAAATGCAAGGTTGTAATCTCTAAGCCCTATCATACCAACAATATCACCGATAGCAGAAATTGCATTGGTTACACCATAGTAGTTTGATTTAGGATAAAAGTTTTTATAGAATATTAACTCATGAGCTTTATTTTCAGGAATAACTCCTTCCGGCTTTCCGGTTTCAGAGTTTATATCCTCTTCCATTCCGAATTTTTTGAACCATACTTTTTTATTGTTGCGTATTTGTGCATATTTTTCGTTTGATTCGTGAACCCTTAGAGTGTGTGCAGGTAGGTAATAAACATTAGATACTTCGCCTGCGTTATTCCTCACAACTTCTAACCCAAAATAACCAATCGACCCCCAGTCGATCAATGCCTGCTTTATAATATTTCTAAACGATTCTTCTTTACCTGATGTCTTCAAAAACTCATTCAATCGCTCTTTTTCTTTTTCGTTATCTTTTTGGTTTTCTCTTAATTGTAAATTCCAACCTAAACCGGCAACATCAATAGCCAACTGGTTTACACAACTCCAAAATATAGGATTCGATTCGTGTAATGTCAATAACACTTCTGGCGGATATGGAGGATTGATTAGGCTGTTATCGGTAACCCATTTATTTTTTTCTTTGAGCTGCTTAGAATCCTCTGCCTCGGATTCCTGTAACTTAGAATACGGAAATACACCTTCTGAGGTATGAACATACACTTTGCCTTTTTTTTGTTCGTCAGTCATTATTTATTTTTCCAGTCCCATTACAAAATTGACAATCGGCTATAATTGAGGCCCTACCATCGTTATGTTTACCAGAACCATTACAGTGTTTGCAATCTCCAGCATTTATTACTACCGGCCCCAGATGGGAAACAAAGTCGATGTCAAGTATCCGCTCGTCAGCAAAAGTCTCATAATATAACATCACACAATTGTCGTACGGTATATCTATCACCACCCGGCGGGTATTGTCAGGGATAATCCCAGCCTTTGTTAAGCTATCAATCAAACCTTTATGGCTTCCTGTTATCGCTTGTGTTGTCATATCAATCCCTTTCTATTCGTAGCTTGAGTAATAAGAGCCTTCATCTTTGCACGATTGCATATAGCCTTCCATGTATGCCAGCTCTAATTCTCTGGCAAATTCAGGGGACGGAGTGTTTCTTTTTCCACACAGCCATTTGTTAAATCCGCCACGGATGCTATTAGCGTTCGTATTCATATCGACACTCTTTTCCTTTGGCTTACATACCGCCGCTGGAATTCCTACATCAGCCATATCTATCCTTTCCTATTCAGGTATCACCGGTAACCTATTAAGCTGCATAAACTTTCCCTTTTTTTCCTGGTCTATCCGTCGAGTAAATTATATAACGCAGGCTGTCAATAGTATGATCGTTTTTCTTTACGGGCACATCCTGTGGATTCCTGGAACTTGAACCTGTCGGGTAATGATAACCGGCCATTTCTCTACATGTATTCTTGCAGGTGTTAAATATAAACAAACTAGGCTTACCATTTGCCTTAACTTTTAGCTTGCTTTGCACAACCTCTATCCCTTTTGATATTTCTTTACGAGCCTTCCTATTATGTATCCCGGCTTTGCGTAACTCTTCCCTATCTTCTGCATTTTCAGGATCGGCCCAGGAATCAATATATTTGTCGCCGTTACTTAATCGCTTTACCGTCTCAATATGCTCCTGTATTCCTGTTTGTGCTTTGTAATATTCTTTATGTATATACCAGTTTTCGTCGCTATCTTTAGCGGCCCATAAACACACAAACGGATTTGTAAAACCAAAATCAAAGCCGCGATACCGCCGCCAGTCATTAGGTATCTTGAACGGTTTAATAACATGAGTGTTCCGGTTAAATGTTTTATAAACAGCACCGTAAAATGAGGCGAATCGGCCCTCGATCCGTGTCGATTGAACTTCTACCGGCCAATCTGCAATCATTTGGTCAATCCGCTCATCGTTTATATATCCGCCTCTGCTTTTCCGGTTAGAATTTAAGTTAGCATAAAATACATCATCAGTCTTAGGCAAATCCTCAATCCTCTCCTCTAGTGACGGCTGAGGCTTAATCGGTGTCATACTCCATGAAAGTTTACCGTTATTAACCATGAGCCGAGCTTGTATCTCGGTTAATATCCCTTCGAAATCATGGTGGCATTGCTCGTCACAACGGCACGAATTGATAGACCTGGCTTGGAATTGCTCACGGCCTTGATTGAAAGCCTTGAACTCTATCACGTGTCCGTTTTTTAGAAACAATTTACGAGGCACTTTATCTTGACCATAAGTTAAATCAGATATATGATGCGGCATAATAAACTTTTTCAAATAAGAATCCCACAAAATGTCCCTAACCTGCTCCCAGCTTTCGATACAGGCCCAGTGTAACCCTGGCTTTGGGTCTGGGTATGATGGATGGATATTTAATACCTGCATAGCAAGGTCTATCATATTCGCATACGATTTGCCGCCTTGATTTCCACCAAATAACCAACGAATATCAGCGGTCGACATATGGAACGCTCGATGGTCATCGTCCAGCGGCTCATAGCGAGCTAATGGTTCTCCCAGCCATTTTATTTGTGAAATCGTAAGCATTTTAATTTATTACTCTTGCTCTAACCTACCTAAAACATTATTTGTGCTTGTTATATCAGAGCCGCCAGTATTTTTCATTGTCTTACTCATCAATACGGTTTCGGTTCCTTCATCTTTATGATCAACAACCCAGGGTGTTTCGGTTGTGTCAATTACTTTGTCCGCTCTTTGTAGTTTCGCTCTGGCTTCGTCACTATCAGTAGCAGCATCAAACGTAGAGCCGTCTGCCGTATCAGACGCCATTTTATTTAACATACCTGCTATTGTTGCCGAGCCGCTATCCATTGCTACTATCTGGCCCGACGTGACAGAGCCGATAAGAGCCTCTGCGTTTGTCGCTGTTGTCACTGTTGTTATCGTTCCAGTAATATCAGCAGTTAATCCAGCAGGCATTGCAACTGCCCCTGTCAAAGTTGTTGTTGTATCAATCAATAAACTATTAGCAGATAAAGCACCAACAATATCCATGCCGGCATCGATAACAACACTCCCTGCATCTAACTGGCCGGTAATTGATAATGACGCAAGGGTACTAGCTCCAGTAATCGCTAATGTACTACTCAACGCTACCGCCCCGGTAAGCGTAGTAGTACCAGTATTTTCTATTGAGTTAACTTTGATCCCAGTCCCGCCAGTGCCGTCAAGTATAGCTTCTAAGTTATTCGCAGCTGCTTCATCACCTGAGATTTTTATAGCATCTGATTCATCAGTTGTTATTACTACTGTAGTACCATTTGAATTATCTGTTATATCACCGACTGGACCGTTAATTGTAAGCGTACCAGATGTACAAGAACTGGTTATTGTTAATGAAGATCCACGAGCCATACTAATCGAAGCCGTTCCACCATCCATGCCAGCCACTGTGAGCGAACCTTTTATGTTCATAATGCCGCACACTGCTGGAGCGTTAAGAGTAAGTGTACAGGCCGAAAGTGCACCGCATACAAGGTCGCGACATTTGAATATTCCGCCATCCAGAACTGAGCAAGCACCATTTATGCTTCCATTGAACGCAAGCCCATGAATGTTTGTATGTGCATAGAGATGGCATAAATCATAGAATGTAACATTTGCTATACCTGTAGCATTCGCTCCAATACCTGTGACTGTAAGCTTTTCAATTGTTGAATGTTCAACACTTTGGGAATTGATATCGAGTAAATCAGCTACATCGATATGGCCATCTCCAACTAAACTGTAATGTTCCATTGCCGCTGCAAGATCGAAATCGCCGTGAAGATGAATCCTATTAAGGTTATTCGCGTCCGCAATAGTCTTAGCGTTAGCAATCGTATCAGTTGGATAGGTGCTTGTTCCATAGGGCCAGGTAGTCGAGTTAGTTCCTCCGTCATCACACCACACCCTTCCGCCGTTAAACATAAAACGAGTGGCCATAGCAGTATCACCAGCTAATGACGTAACATTGACATCTGGTATTGCATTGCCGTCATTGTACGTCAATTGGAAATCAACTGACTTTGATAAAATTGTTGCACTTGCAGCGTCTTCTATTATTATAGAAGCCGAAGTGGCTCCAGCAGCAAAAATATCATCATGTAAATCTAAGCGATAATATCCATAACCAATCTCATACATCCCGTTTGCTGTATGTGCTACAACTAAAGATGTTAAGTCAGTTATATCGGCTTTAGCCGACAAGGTTACATCTTCGTCAGTCTCAACTCTTATAAACCAAATATCCAAGTCAGTAACTGTCACGCCGGTAATAGGAGAGCCGGTAAGTGCATCGTATAACCTAACTTGGATGGTTACATCAGTTGAGCCTAATTTTTTTGATATTGTGCCTTTCATAGCTTATACTTATTCCTCACGTAAAGGGAGGTTTATTCGGTTCCAACTTCCTGGCGTAGTGTAGCCGTCATTTAATGTTCGTTTGCCTTTGTTCCATAGTCCTGATTCTGGTTTCAATCTGAAGTCTCCATTTCCAGCATCCGCAAACATCGGGTCAACGGATAGATTCCCACCGCCGTCAATATAATCATCTGTCGAACCTGGGTTGAACAAATTACAGTTCACCGCAAGTATGCTGCCTGTACCAGCCTTTAGGTTTTCGTCACCGCTGTTCGATACGATAGTATTAAGCAAAATAACTTCTGCGCCGGCATTATCAACCAAGACACCCTCAGAGCCGTTACCGTCAATAGTTCCACCATATACAAAAACCCTAGTTGCTGCTGCATTGGCTTTTATTCCATTCCCACCGTTACCATAAATAAGAGGATTGATAACCGCAACATTATCCTTAAAGATCATACCTAACACGGCATTATCATGAGATTTAGGGTTGATAAACGCACAACCTCTTAAAGTAAGGGTGGTAAACCCTGCGCCTGTATTATTATCTCCTGTACAGTTTGTCCATGTACAATTAGTACAGACCGTTGTGACACCTAATTTCCAGCCGTGCTTCGTATTGCCGACCCCAAAGTCAGTCATGCGAATATGCTCGTGATCGACATTGTAAATATTGTCGCTAACCCAGCCGTGGTCGTTCAATGCCCCGTTACCGGTAAAGACAACAGGAACACCGTCACCAGGATATACGCCGTAACCAGAAAGGCGAACACGGCTATTACTTGCAACAACCCCAGTGAGTGCATTGTTGTTTGTGAGCGAAGCTGCCATTGTTTCATTTTGTCCCAGAAAACAAGCTGTCTCAGAATCGGTGTCAGGATTCGGTGCATTATCAATTAGCCCCTGCATAGTGTCCCATGCTCCGCCAACACTGACAGAAACACCTCCAATACCAGTCTCTCCTATATCAGCAAACGAAATCGTATCTGCCGTAGCTGCTGTAATAAGAACCCAATGCGTCCAAGGCGTAATCGCTGTCATTCTCGCAAATAATCCAACACAAGCAGGACTAAAAGCACCTTTTTTTGTTATCGTATTAGGACTACCAGGAGTATAAGTGGCACCCACGGCACTCTTGATCGGCCCACCGTTAGCCCCCATGTAAGAAGCCATCTGAGCAAGTGTGGGATAACCGCCCTGAGCCAGACTGACTTTAGAGTGTAGCCCGCCGCCCCCGTTATTGTCAGAAGCGTCGGCCTGAGTACCAAGCCCGCCAAGAAATTGAAGTTTATCAGCCATTACTAAATACTACCTTTTAACTATCACTTCTTTTTCGGTTGTCTCGCGGTTCCACGATTACCTTCACCGCCACCTGAGCCGTCACGTCGTCTGGTTCCACCACACTTGCCACGAGAACCTCTACCAGTACTGCCTCTTGTAACTCTCTTAGCCATCGTTTAATACCGCCTTTCCAGTAAGATATATTTTTACATGCTCACCACAAGCATCTGAGCCAAAGCCTGCCTCTGATTTAGGATAATCTTTTATATTCAGAAACGTATCGGCTACAGCTTGCTTTTCTGTAGCCAACTTTTCGGCAATCACCCTTTGTCTGGTTTTTTGAGCTACAACGCATCCTATTGGATTAGCATCACACCAAGCCTCTAGTTCAACAGATGTCTTTTCAGAATAATCATCGTGTAATATAGTTAATAAACTCATAACTCCTTCCCATCTCTATAATATCTTGTGTTGTTTGTTTTGGCATTGTTTCTTGCTCAGTTTTATATTATAAGTCTTTACTACCACTAGGCTTATCAACACTATACCTACCTAATAGCTCATTTTGGATACTAACCGCTAATTCGTCACTCATCGAACTCTCAAACGTCGACAATACAGCCTCAATCGACCGCAAATCAGGTAATACTTTTTTCATTAAAGCTATCATAATTTGAGGGTTGTCGTAGGCTTGTTTAACAAACGACACAAGCAATTTGTCGCGACCTTGCTTGCTCTCGACCGAACCGATCGCAGACATTAACTCGACAATAGAATACTTATTTGTTGACCCGACTGGCCGGCCTCTTGGATTTCGTCCGGGATCGTCCCCTTTTTTGAATCCTTTCCCTGCCGTTCCTTTTCTTTTTTTAGGTTTGGTTGTTTGTTTCTTTTTAATTTTAACCATTGTTGATTTCTTCAATAGTTTTTATTTCTCTGTCTTTACCTAAATTAACAATCCGTAACGCTTTAATTAACAAGGCTTTATGGTTAAATTTTTCTTAACCTAGTCTGATATTTTTTTATTACATTGTTTTGTTAGGGTTTTGTTAGTTATAAGTATACCCTATAAACAAGGGTTTGTCAAATCGCCTGTCAGTAACTTATAATATTTAGGTAAGATAGGTAAGATGTGTGGGCAAAAAAATACCCCCTGATTGTAAGTCAGGAGGTACGCGAAAGGAATGTAAATGTTTATTTAGTCAATGACTCCAGTTTTAATGCCATGTAAACCTTCCACAATATGTATAAGTACGCTAATAATCCAAGGGGTAAAGTTATAGCTATCCGGTGTAGTGTGTTCTGTATTTTCATTTTATTATATCCTTTCATAACTTCTGTCTACCAATCACCTTAGTCATCTTAACTTCGCGACATAACTCTTCGATCCGCCGGGCAATCGGTATTGTGTACATGTCTGGGATTGCCTTGAGCGGGTGGTTGCTGGAAAAACAGGTTAGCTTGCCCGCTGCATACCTGGCGTCGGTCAGCACCCACAATAACGTCGTGCTGGCCTCTGATTCCTTGCCAGAGCATAAATCATCGATTAAAAGCACCTCCGGCCGGATATACTGCTTTAATATCTGCTCAGCGTTCCCGTTTGATGAATCTGAATAGCTGCTGTTTATTTGCCATTTGATCCGCTCCCATGATCTCATTAAAACTGTTTTTCCTTCCGCAAGGTATTCACAAGCTACGCAGCACAAAGCCAAAGTTTTACCGGTCCCGACGGGTCCATAGCAATATACTCCCCTGCTCATATCCTTAAAATGCTTGCCGAACGAAAAGTCTGTTAAGATGGGTAATTTACCATCACGAATAAAGTTTCGGCCAATACCCACCGATTCAGCGGATTTTATCTGATTCTCTATCGAAGCGGTTCGCCAGATTGATATTCGGTGACATTTAGGACTATCGCACAACCTGCTGGCTGTTAGAGAATCGGCCCTCACTGTGTCAGTATGTTTTTTACACACTGGGCAAAATAGCTCTTTTGTAGCTACTTTTTTGAACGCATCAGGGGTTAGCCTTATGCCAGGCTGGATCCCCGTGGTCGATGAAACCACTTTTTTTCTTCCACTCAGGTATTTGTGGACTTGTCTCAGTTGCTTGGTTGTTGCTGGCATTTGCTACCTCCTTGTCGATTTGGGTTAAAATGAAAGCTGGGTTAGCCCCTTTGGTTTCTGCAAATTTCTTTTTTAGTACCTCGGCTCCATGCGTTAGGTAGCTTTCATATATCTTGGTTCGAGCATATTGAGTAACCCGCTCATCAGGGACGTTTGAGGTTTTCTGCCATACTGCTATAACTTTGAGAAATTTCGGATCGTTATATTGTGGGTCGGTTGGATTTTCCGGTTCGATTTCGGATTCGCTAGAGAGAGCCTTATTAATATTAATTGAAGATGAAGTAGGAGTAGGAGTAGAAGAAGAAGTGCCATTTTTCGGAAATGGCATTGCTATGGCATTGCTATCACCACCCCATCGACTATCGGCACCTTTTTTCCCTGCGTTTTGCCTCTTAAGTCTTGATTCTGCTTGCTTTTGCATTTCTTGTGTGACTCGCTTATGGGTGATAATGCCATTCTCTACTACGAATTTAACTTCTATATTAGCCCACAGTTTTTTTGCTTTTGCTTGCGTTCTACAATTAAGTAACTTTGATATTAGATGAAAGTCACATTCAAGTTGCCCACCGTTCACCCATAAATAACTTATCATTTTCCAGTAGGCTCCGAGCCATTCCATCGGCCAAAACATCACTTGCGGATCGCTTAGTAGGTCGTTTGGGTAGTACTGAAATGACGGTGTATTTTTCACACTACCCTACTTTCTCTTTTAATCCGTTTTTTCGTTCTAGTAAATATTCAACATATTTTTCTTCTATATATTCGGTCATATATGGAGTCATAGCTGCCCAACCGATCATTGCTGACATATTCTCTGATGTATTCCACGGTTTCATTAGCTGAAAATCACAGGCAATAGCTTGAATATCACTTGAAAAGAATATCACCTTAAACACGTCAACTAGAGTTTGACAACTCTCTTTCATGGTTTCTGTTTCAAAGATATGGCAATCCTCGCATAATGTCACAAGGCCCACGTCCGGATACTCCCAAGGCTCTTTCCCTTTTAGATAACGCCGATGGTGAACATGTAGGGTTGATTTGTCGTCACCACATTGCCGGCACGCCCAATCATCCCTTTCAAAGATTTTTAGCCGTGTTTTTTGCCAGCGTGGGTCTTTTAGCTTTTTGGAATACTCCATTTTTACAATCTCCAAAAGAAAAAGGCTCGCCGCTGATGACCTCGAACAAAACACGAAGGAATTGCAAAAGCAGCGACGGCCTTATTTGGACATTTATCTGATTAAATTGTGCCTTACTCGAAGTCATACCTAAGTATACACCACAAAACGCCATTTGTCAAATAAAAAACAGAATAATATATAATTAGGGACTTTTTCGCCTATTTGAATATTTTACCAAACAGCCTCCCTGTTACTTTGCCTGCGGCTCTGCGACCGACACGCCGGCCAACTTTACCTTTTTTGATCGCGTTAAAATCACCAAGTAATTTCGCCAGCCAATATAAACAGCCTCTGATATTCATTTTATCCTTTCAAAAGTGAGCAGACGGCGTTTTGTGAGGTCGAGGGAGTTACGCCGCCTGCTAAGGGTGTGTATATTATTGCCCACTGCTTCTCCGTGGCTCTGTCGGCTCGCTCCCAATTTCGCCGATAACTTCTTTGACTGTCTCAGCCCCACCGATGATCTTATAGCCCAGTATGTCTTCGACTATGGCTACAAGCTCTCGTGTCCGCTTTTCCAGTAGTTTTTTTTCGTTATCGTTCATAACATCCTCTACTTTCGTTCAGTGATTTTCTACTATCTCTTCAAGATTCCGCTTTATTTCTTCAAGAACATCCAGTTTTTCGCTGGTATCCTCGCCTCGCTCTGACAACTGCAAGTTTTCGGGCAAATTATCAAACGCATCTTGCTCCTCAGCCAGAACATCGTCAAATAAATCTAATATTTTTCTTAACCGTTTACGTCGTTGGTCGTTCATAATATCATTCCTTCCCGGCTTTCGCCTTATCTTTACGATCACACTTTCTTGCTTATACGGTCAAAATTAACCAAATATCTTATCATTGCAAACCACCATTTCTGCGGCACTAACTTTGGCTTAGGACGGACAACCGCAACAACAGATTCTTCTAAAAGTTTATATCTTTGTTTAGCGGCCTCAACCTGCCATGTAGTTATTGTGCAAATGTAAATATCTCGCCCTTCTACTTTTAGTATTATATCTCCTGCTGTTCGTTTCCATCCAGTGGATTCGTTTACCAATTTCATAACATTTATCCCTTTATAAACATTGTTACGTCAGTTATTTACAAGAGACAATCCAGTCTTGCCAATTTTTCAACAGCGTTACACAAACCGTCAGCGATTCGGCACGTTGGCAGGACGTGATATAGTCCGGGTGAGCCAATAGTGCCACTTTGCACTTATCACCTATCCAGATCTCAACGGCTCTTTTGAGCAAATCGTCCGCCGTTTCCGATTCGTCACAACGTGAATCTTCTAGCGGAAAATATAACTCACTAACACGCGGTGCTTTTAACCCGTCAATCGTCTCGTCGATAATTGCTCGTTCCTGCGATTCCATATCAAATCCGATACCGCTGGTTGGGCCTGATTCCGTGTGGCTCTCATATACGCAATCTATTAAACTTGTCATAATACAATCCTTTCATAATTAGTTACACGTCAATAAGTTACAAGCCCCGCCGCCGGTGACGAATCGGCGACAGGGTGAAGAAATTATTAGTTTAAGCGTACCAGGAACAATAACATTCTTGGCCGTCCCATTTATGGGCGCTGGAATATGAAGATATATTAACGCGATTGCCTTCCAGAACCTTTTTACGAATAGGCTCAGAATCGACAATAAACTGATCCTTGTCCGGTAGCCGCTTATCACACATAAAACCATCAGACTCAGCAACGTGTTTACTGCCAATATCGCGGATAGTTACAAACTTACCGTTCACCTCTGTGACTTGGTAAAAATTGCAATTTGTTTGATCGTATCCCCAAGAGCAATGCATAATATCATCAATTTTGAGCGTATGAACAAATTGGCTTTTTTCACGTTGTAGCTTGGCTTTTTGGCCTGTTCTGTACTCAGCAGAGCCAACATAACCATCAATTGCCTTATCTCTTTGCTCTTGATTATGATAGGCATAATTAACAAACGGGTGCGCCGCTTTTGCTTTCCATACTTTCAAACAAGGAAGCATGCCTTGCTTATATTGGCTTTCGTACGTCACGATAATAATATCGTATACACTCTTAATCTTGCAATTCGGGTGCTGTTTAAGTGCGTTAATTTCTGCCATTCTGTAATCGTCTTTTTGACTCTGTTTTAATAATCTCATAATTCACATCCTTTCATTCGTGTTTTTGTTTTCGATCCTTTATCTATATTAAATATACACCATAAAACACGGTTAGTCAAATATATTTTATTAAAAAT